ACGCGGTCCGCGCCTCCCTCCGAAAGCATTCCGGCAGAGGTGACTCTGATCCGGACGGGGAGGATCCCGAAACCGACGATATGCCTGCCGACGAACTGGCGGCCTCTATCGACGGATTTCCTCCTCGGATGCGATTGTTGCAAGCTATCGCGTCGTCGCTTCAGTGGACAGAGATGTTACTGAAGTGGTTCACCTACCCGGGGAACCAGTGCAACCAATCGCTACCCCGCGTGGAGCGTTGGTTTGAACTGACATTAGGGTTAACGGGGTGTTATATGCTTGGTCTGGGCGAAGACTTTATAAAGCAAAAACTCGCGTATTGGGACGCGCTTTCTAAGCGTCAGAGCGAGTTACCTACCGTTAAGGCTCCTTTCCAAAGATATCTGCCCAATGAGGCAAGGGTCACTGCCAGGTGGTCCATCGCTGATATCTGTGCCGACTGGTTTTGTCGCTATTCGGGTCCTTGTGACTTCGAAATGAGCGTCGGGAATTTTCATTCTCACCATGTCTGCCCTGGGGAAGGGGGTCGAAACCTTGGCCGTTGGTTGTTCTTGGGGACACGACATAATCCGAAGACGGGTCAGAAAGCGCGCCCAGCGCCCCTGGCTCGAGGACAGTCGTTTGTCTTCCATCAAAAACGTGCCGCAGCACCGGTAAGTGTCGAGAAGATCGATGCCCAGGAACGTGCCTCTTTCAAAGGTCTGACAGCTCCGCCTGAGCCTGTTCAGTATGCGACTTTTCACCTACCCGACGGACATTCCGTTGAGGTTACAGAGGGAAAGATTGTCGAAGAAGTTCTTCGAATCGCGTTTGAGGTACCCTGGGATACTTGGCAGGACCATCAAGGTCTTTACTTGCCATCAAACCGTGCTCACGTCGACTTCACCCGTCAGAAGGGTGGCGCCATGAAGATGGTGGCGATACGGATGCCTCCGTTGGTCGACTTCCTTACCACACTCGGACGAGTGGAGGTTGTCTCGTCAACCCGCCGCATGGGATGCGGCGTACCCCCCTCACAGGCGGCCCTGCTGGGCTGCGATGGAGGTTGTGGTTGTGTTGATGGATGGGCGCCTGATGGACTGTCTCATGATGAGATGTGGGGCCATCACCGATGTACGTGGACTCGTCAGTCCGTCATCGATGCCGCGAGAGAAAACCATACCCACCGAGCGTTCCTTCTTAAAGTTGGCTTTTGCCTGCCCAAGGAACAGCGAGAAAATCACTCTGAGCCAGACTTATGTCATTGGTTCGAGCGACTGGTCTATGACCACGCTGGGCGAGATGTGGTGAGGCATTCATCTGACATGATACTCTTCCGTGATGCGCTTACGCGCGTACCCGCAAAAGTGATTGGTCTACCCGAGCCCTTGAAGGTTCGAACGATCACGGCGGGCCCAGAATTAGACTATTACTGGGCACGGTACATCCAAAAGTTCCTGCATAGGAGCCTACGGCACATTGATGCTTTTAGGTTGATCGGAAAGACTTTGTCCTTGGAGGACATTCACCGAACCTTTTGGAAGCCCCTCGATGAGGGAGAGTTCTTTGTCTCTGGGGACTATAAGTCAGCGACCGATTTGATATCGGGATCCCTTTCTGAATTGTGTGCGCGTGCCATAGCGCAAGCCTCGGGTATGCCCGAGCACATCAGGGATTTGTTTATTCGCTGCCTTGTCCGGCACGATATTATCCTTCCCGCAACAAAGACCCGAAAAGAGGAACAAGCTCCACAGCAAAATGGCCAGCTGATGGGTTCCCCGGTGTCGTTCCCGATTCTGTGTCTAATCAACGCAGCTCTGACTCGCTATGCGAAGGAGATTCGGGATGGTCGGAAATATTCGATTAAGGAATTAGCCCTGCTCATCAATGGTGATGATGTTGGATTTGTGACAGACCAACTCGGCTATGATATCTGGAAGCAGATCACCCGTATGGGCGGACTCCAGTTTTCGTTGGGGAAGAATTTTACTTCACCTGACTTCCTTGTGCTCAATTCGTGTATGTTCGAGTTAGTGGCTCACGAGGCGCCGCGTCCGATGTTCTCATCGCGCGACCGTCTCGCGGAGGGTGCCCATGGTGGCCGAACCTTCGCTCCACATACTGAACGTATGAAGACCACCTTCCTTCAGGATCTCACGGTTCCCAGCCGTGGAAGGAACGTATTCCGTGTCACTCAGTGGCAAAACCCCGATTATCTCGGACCCGTGGGTCGGTACTTGGGGGAGGTAGATACCTCGACGGACTATACGAATGGTGGGACCGGGCGGTACACAAAACTTCCAGCGCTTCGAGCGTGCAAGATTGCACGTATTGAAGACCTCTTCGAACCTGAGCACTATGCTGTGCTCCCGGGACTCCAGCAAGCTTGGCTGGGTGCGGCTCGGAACGAAGATCGGTGCGAGTTGAATAAGATTTTCCTCGCGTCTTGGAAGCCCGTCCTAAAACTCTCTGAGATCAATCGCCATGGCTATAAGCACGCCGCCGATTGGTTCCTTCCCTGCCCTCTGGGCGGACTAGGTCTCGAGAACTGCAATCTTAACCCGATCTCTGATTCTGATCGGGCGGGGGATACACAACCGTGTTTCCGTCCCTCCGTTGAGGGGTCCTCCGTTGCAGGTCGCCGTTTGGCGAAGTTTCTTCTTCTTAATCGTGATCAGCGGGTGCCGGTTCTTCCGAGCCTGTCGATTAAGAGTCCGTATGGAATCGATGCGTCTGACTTTGTCTTGGCGCAACGGAGTATCGATATCCATCCCCAGGCCCCGCTTC